ACAATCGTACTGCCTACAATAGTATAGGATGATATAGGAGCCTGTAGGACACCATTTAATGACACCAAACAATGTTGAGCCGAAACTGGGCTGATAGCTACACCACCAACAGTTAAGTTAAATGTATCTGTAGCACTTGTTGATATTGCATCACAAGCTTGAAAATTACCAAATGAGGGCTGCGCGCCAATGTAGGCCATGTTATATTACTCCTTTTAGTTTGTTTACCATATTAACTAATTCCATACAAGCAAATATCTCCAGCATCAATATTGCCTGTACTCATTTTAAATTGAATAGCATCTACGGCTGATGTTGTATTTCCATATCCAGCACCATAAATTATTTGAGAATAAGTATTATTATTATAATATTGATTTTCTGTTATATAATGTTTAACAAAAGTTGTTGATGATGGATTAAAAAGACGAAAAATTCCTGAAACCGATTCATCACTTGTATTACCTACACTACCAGCTAATCCTTGATAAGCTGTGCTTTGTGCTAAATCAAAAGCTGCATGGTATGATAAAGTAGCAGTAGCATCATTTTCACTATGAATTGCATAAAAAGTAGTTGTTGTTTTTGTGACATTATAATTTGAACCACCATCTATTGAAAAATTAAATTGAAAATCAGGTTGATTAGCTGATGGGTGAATATTATTAAATGTAAATAAATATTCTTTATAAGTTGAATCTAGCACCACACCATCAGAGCCATCAACAAAAGATAAAGTAGAAGAAGATGATGCTGTTAGTTTTTTAATAAAATTTATAGATCCACCCCCTGCACCTGTTTCAAGATCATCGGCTCCTGAATCAAAACCAATTGCTGCATTTGCAGAAGGAGTTACATTTAAACTATTGTAATTTAATTTTGATATAGCCATTAACTATCCTTTATTCCATAGAGTTTGATTGTACCACTATCTATGTTTCCTGATGATTGTTTAAATTGAATTGCAGTTATATCAGCAGTTGTGTTAAAATATCCAGCAGTAAATGTATTTGTTACATAATCATTATGATTATATGAATTTCCAGTTGCTATAAAATGTTTTACAAATGTTGTTGATGATGGATTAAATAAAAATAATTCTCCACTTGCTGATTGATCGTTATCTGAACCTAAATTTTTCAATAATTGTTGAAATGCAGTAGATTGTGCTAAATCATCTGAAGTATCATAACCTAATGCTTGATCATTTCCAGCTTCATTATGATATGCTTGGAATGTAGCAGTTGTTTTAGTTATATCATAACTATGACTACTGTCATCATCTGAACCATTAAACATAAAATCTGTATTATCTGTTGCTGGGTGGATATTAATAAACTTAAAAACATAAATAGGATATGTGCTATCCAAAACTACATCTGAACTTCCATGTACGAATGACAATGTTGCTGAACTACTAGCAGTTAAAGTTTTGATAAGTGTCATTGATGTAGCTGTTGCCGTAGAAAAACCATCAGCATCTGCATCAAATGCTAACGCTGCACTTGCAACAGGTGTCACGTTAAAACTATTATAATTAAATTTAGATATTGCCATTAAGAAACTCCATATAATTTTATTACTCCACTATCTATGTTTCCAGATGACATACTAAATTGAACTCCATCAATAGCTGCTGTAAC